TAGAACTAGCTATTAAGAAAATAGGGCGTTGGCGTGATGCTTTCCCTATGGCTACTGTTATAATAGGAAACCACGACAGAATAATAATGCGTAAAGCTCAAACCTCTAGCATTCCTTCTAAATGGATAAAGTCTTTTAAAGAAGTATTAGAAACACCTGATTGGCACTTTGTAGAAAGATATGAGCTAGACGGTGTACAGTATATACATGGAGAAGGCGGAACTGCTAGGACTAAGTGTCGTGCTGATATGATGAATACAGTACAGGGTCATTTACATACCCAATGCTATACAGAGCATTATGTCGGCAAGAAGTTTAGAGTATTTGGAACACAAGTCGGCTGCGGTATCAATCACAAATCGTATGCTATGGCGTATGCAAAATACGGAAAAAGACCTGCGGTTTCTTGTGCTGTTGTGTTAAATAACGGCAAAACACCCATCAATTTGTTAATGCCTTTATAGGTTTTTAACCCCTTTTTCAACCAATTTTAATCTTTTTTTAAATTTATTTTAGTATAATTTACTAGATAAGGTATAACTTTTTTTAATATTTTTAGTTAAAAACTTAGTTTAAAATTTGGTTGGTAACTTTTTTTATTTTATCTTTGTACCATCAAAAAGGGGGGAGCTAAAAATAAGATGATTGCGAAACTCAAGTTAAACTATAATAGCTCTGAACTTAGACTACCCCTCTTTTTTTAAAACAAAATTAAATTAATTAAATAAATCAAAAAATGGAAAACTACAAAATTGTAAACAAGAAAACAAACGCTACTTATTTTTTAAATGAAAAGCAATATGAAACATTTTTTAACGTAAACAGTCTTTACAAAGCTGGTGAGTTTCAATATGAAGTCTATAACTTAACTAAAGCAAAAGCTAAAAGAATAAACAAGATGTTAGACGTGCTTGCACACTTAAGTGTATTTGCAGCTTCAGTATTAGCTACTTTACTTTACATTCAAAACTATTAAGATGACTAGACAAGACGCAGAATACTTAGAATATTCTACTTATGTAGATTATAGCGAACCTAAAATATCTTTTATTACAGGCGAGCTAATAGACGATAAAAAAGTAATAGCTGAACATTGGCTTTTAAAACCTGATTTTATTCCTGCTAAGGTAACAAGTTCAGGAGGTAATGACTTAGCTTATAACAGCCGTTCAGTTGTGGTTGTAGGAACTACTTTACAATGCTACAGGAAAGCTTGTGAAATGCTCAAGACTAAAGGTTGGCAACAGAAAGACTGTTGGGATGTAGAACTAAAACCAATCTATAAAAAACACTATGAAAATAACGACAGGTTACCTGTAATAATAAACCTTAAATAAAATGACAAATAATACTAAAGTAAGCGCATCAAAAGAAACTATTGCTGAAACACACAAAAGGCTACACGAGATAAACACTTTTCAATGTGTAGATAACGAACTATACCTAAGGGGAAAAGATGAGTGGGGAAAAGACTTTACAATATGCTTTGACGCTTTTAACTTCTTAGAGTGGATAGACAAAGAACAAATAGAATATATAAAAGAACAAACAATTAAATACATACAAGAAAAATGAAAACAACAGTAAATTTTTATGAGTTCAGCAGATGGTTTGAACAGAACAGACCAAACAATTTTAGCCGTGCAGGATTAAGAGCTTTATTTGATTACTTAGAAGAATACGAAGAAGATACAGGAGAACAAATAGAGTTTGACCCTATTGCTTTATGTTGTGAATACACAGAATACGATAATATAGCAGAGTTTCATTCAGTTTATGACGCAGAGGATTATCCTGACAAAGACGCTATTATGGATTATACACAAGTAATAGAATTCGGAATTGAAAGTTTTATCGTACTAGAATTTTAATTCAAATAAATTTAGTATTTTTAACGAAATTATTAACAGGTAAAAACCCTAGCCAATAAACATAGGTAGAATATATGCAAACAGAAAAACTAAAAGAAATGTTTTATAAGTACAATCTTGTAAAAGACACAGATGTTTTCCGACATCAACATTTTGTAATCTTAACTAGGTCAGGGATAGAAAAAATTATGGCTCAGGAATTAATAACAGTTAGATTTGAAGTAGTTGTATCAGAACCTAATTTTGCAGGAGTTAAAGCTATTGCAACAAAAGATGACAAAACTATTGAAACTTACGGCTCAGCACTTAAAGGAGAAGGTTTTAAGGACGGAAATTGTAACACTTGGTATGTATTAGAGATGGCAGAGAAAAGAGCCTTAGCACGAAGTATTCTGAAACTTTTAAATCTTTATGAGATTAATGTCAAGTCAGAAGATGAAGCAGAAGATTTCAAAAAGAAATAATCATAAAGTGGAGAGGTTAGATAAACATAAATTATAAAATTCAGCAGTTATGCTTTGTGGCTTTATCAATTCCTCTTCACTTTTTTTACTAACTAAATTATAAATCATGAAAAGCTATATACCTAAAAACAGCGTAAATACACCTTTGAAAAAAAATAAAAAATTTGAAAGGTTGAAAAAAGAAAATGAAAGAGTAAGGCAAAACAACATAGATTTAAAATTACAAATCATTGAAGCAAGAAAAAAAATAAAACAAATTAATAAACTAATAAATAAATAAAAAATGGAAGTAACAGGAAAATTAGTAAAAAAACTTGAGTTAGAAACAGGAACATCTAAAGCAGGAAAAGAATGGCAGAAACAATCAATCGTAATTGATACTGGAGACGAGTTTAATAACTTAATAGCAGTAAGTGCTTTTGGTGACAAATTAAAACAAATGAACAAGCTAGAAGTAGGAATGGAAGTATCAGTACTTTGTAATGTTTATTCTAGAGAATATAACGGCAGATATTATCATAATATTGATGGCTACTTTTTTACTAACCAAAGCAACAAATCTTTAGACAAGGTAACGAACGGAGAAGCTGAAGAAGATATGCCTTTCTAAGATGAATACAGAAGACAATTTTAAAAACCTTTGCGACCTTACTACAAGTTTGGTAGGGTTGCCTAAAGGCTCACTAGCTTTAAAAACTAGGAAGACAGAATACCAAGTACCTAGAATGGTTGCGGCTATGGTTGCAAGACTAGAAGACGAAACACATAGGGAAGTAATAGCTAAGGTATTGGATAGGGATAGGACAAGCGTAAATCATTACGAAAGAAGCCACTCATCTAACTACGCTTCATTCCCTTTGTATCGTGATACTTTTAATAAAGTATATAATGCTTATGCTGAAATAAAAGACGCTAAACTAACTTTTATTGACTTGTATAATTTACAGGAACACTTGAGGAAAAACGGAATACATGACAGCAGCACACATCAAACGACTATACGTGTTGTATCTGGTAAATTTGGAACTGATGTTAAAGTTTCTTACAAAGACTTTTACAAACAATTAGAATTGTGTAAGTTAGCCCTTCAAAATTATCAACACGAAATAGAAGTTATATGAAAAATTTACTAAGTAGTTCAGCTTTTTTAATAGTGAACAAGCAATTAGCGAAGCAGGTAGGATTGAAAGGGGCGGTTCTACTTGCTGACCTAATTAGCAAAGAAGAATACTTTATAGCTAACGGAATGACTGACGGCTGGTTTTTTAATACAGCCAAGAATATAGAAGAAGACACTTGCTTGACTACTCACCAACAAAGGAATGCAATTAAGAGCTTAAAAGACTTAGGAATAATAGAAACTAAAGTAGTGGGTATTCCTGCAAAGCAGCACTTTAAAATAATTGAAAACAAGTTGTTAAGTTATTTAAATACTAGTTGTAAAGAAACTGATAAACAAGTTTGTAAAAAACAAAAAACTATTAATAAGAATAACAATAATAATAACAATAAAAATAATATATCTAATAGGCGTGATAAATTTGTTTTTGAGGTTTTAACTTTTGATTATGAAAAAAGTGTTTTAAATAGTTTCATAGACTACTGGACTGAACCTAACAAGTCTAATACCAAAATGAAATATGAATTAAATAAAACTTGGGAAACAAAAAGAAGGTTAAAGACTTGGGCTAACAATCAAAAGAAATGGGATAAGCCTAAAACAAAAACTATGTCTAAATTAGACGCACAAATTAATGCTTGGCAAGAAGCTAAAAAATTATTATGAAACCACTAAAACAAGAAAACTTAAAAGAGTTGACTGAAAAAGTCTTAGACTTAGTTGCAAAGACAGCAGTTGAAATAGGACACAAAACAGACCCTCAAACTATGGCAAGTTTAAGTAAGATATTTGCAGCAGATTTAATACAAGAAAAGCGTTTTGGAAATATGACCTTTAACCAAGTTCAAGATGCCTTTCATCAAGGTGTAAGATTTGGCAAAGATGAACCTTTTTTAAATATCAGAACATTTTACAAGTGGGTGTATGCTCAAAAGAAAGTAATAGATAATGCATACTATCAAGTGCATACTTTAGGGCAGCCAAAAGAAAAAGTTTTATTTTATCAAGAATCTTTAAAACTATTAAAATGAAGATATTAACAATCGTATGGGGAATAATAATTTTACTTTGCATTGTAGAGGCTTATTTCTGTACTAAATTTGACAACAATGAAAACAATTAAAATTACAGAAAAAGAAGTTAAAAGCCAATCAGATGCAGTTCTTTGGCACTTAAAAACTTACGGAAGTATTACAAGCTATGAAGCTATAAAAGAATACGGAGCAACTAGGCTTTCAGCTATTATTTTTAATCATAGAAAAGAAGGTTATGACATAGACAGTATGCCTTTGACTAAAAAGACAAGATTTGGAAGAAATACAACTATTGCTAAGTATATCTATACTGCACCACCTCAAGAGCTGATACAGGAAATGCTATGGCATTAAAAACTATAAGCAAACTTAAAAAAGAACTTGACAAGTGGTTCAGCCTTTACATTAGACTTAGAGAAGCTAACGAGTACGGAATGTGCCAATGCTTCACTTGTGGAATAGTAAGGCACTATAAAGAAAGTATGCAAAACGGACACTTTCAGTCAAGAAAACATTTATCTACACGCTTTGACGAAGAAAATTGTCAAGTACAATGCGTTAAATGTAATGTCTATGCTTGGGGAGAACAGTACAAATTTGCGTTAGCTTTAGACTCTAAGTATGGAGAAGGCAAAGCTGAAGAATTACAACACTTAGCTAGAACAACTTTAAAGATTTCTAGGATAGAATATGAAGAAAAGATAAATTATTACAAATCACTTGTTGATAAGTTAAAAAAAGAAAAAGGAATTGAGTAAACTTTTTTGCTAAGTTTGGCGTATGATAAAGCCGATTTACGCAAGTGAAGAACACAAGCAAATAATTGAAACTTATTTAAATATGTGCATAGAGTTTGCAAAAGACGTAAGCACAAAATCAAGATACAATAATTTTTTAGATGTTATAGATGTTGTTTTAGAATATCATAATAACTATGGCAAAGGAGTAAAAGAAAATAACTGGTATGACTGGTTAATGATAATACCTATTAATATGTCAGTTGCTACTAATGGTTTTTTTGCAGGGCTAGAAACTAAAACAAATGCATCAGTAATTAGAGCTTATAAGGTAGTGCTTAGCGACATGGTTTTTGATGTAGTGGGTAAGATTGAGGCTTTAGAACAAATAAATGACTGAGATATACGCAGAAATATCAAGCCTTAGTTCTAAGTTTAGGGAAATGTGCTTTGGGCTTACGCAAGATGAAGAAGCAATTAATGACGCAGTACAGGAACTTATGCTTTACTACTTACAAATGAACCCTGACACTCTAAAAGGTATATGGGAAAAGGATGGAATAGACGGGATAATTAGGTATGGTGCTGTAGTATTAAGAAGAGCTTTAACAAGTGCAAGAAGTCCTTTTTATTATAAGTATAAAAAATATTATACACATATTGATAATTTTAGTTATAACGCTACTTCAACTTTTGATGATGATGGGTATATTTATGACCGTGCTAATAATAAAAATATATCAAACTTACCTAATCAAGAAGAAGAATACAAATGGACTAAGCTAGAAGAAATTGACAAAGTTTTAGATAATTTAGACAGTTGGTACGATAGAGAATTGTTTAAATTATATTATTATGAAGGAAATACTTTAGATAGTCTAGCTAAGAAAACAGGAATAAGCAGAAACAGTTTATTTACTACAATAGATAAAGTAAGGGAAATACTTAAAAAGGAATTAAATGATTAACTTAGTTGTTATATGGCCTTCATAATATGAATAAGTTTTTTGTACCTAACGAAGTTTATGAAGATAGGATAGCAATATGTAAAGGTTGTGTTTACTACAAATCTTTATTAGGAAATTGCTCCATCTGTAAATGCTTTATGAAAGTCAAAGCAAGAATAGCACCTATGGCTTGTCCTCAGAAGTATTGGGATAAAACAACTGAAGTAGAAACACCTGAAAGTTTACCGCAAGAAATAGTAGACGAAATATTAGATATGTGGAAAGACTTAAAAACAGGTAGGGCAAAAGACCAAGCGGCTAAAAAAAGAATGATTGAAACATATAATACAATATACAATACTAACTACAATGTCAGAACGAATTGCGGCTCGTGTATATCAACCTGCTTTGATGGAATAAAAAAACTATATAACGAATACAAATGAAACAAAACGAAAAACTTATTAAAAACTTAGAAAATATGACACCAATAGACATAGACTATAAAGCTAATACAGAACCCAGTTACTACTCAGGTAAAAAGTACGGTTATTCAGCAAGAAAAGTAGTAGAGGACTTTCAGCCTGATAGCTATAACTTAGGAACTGCCATAAGTTATCTTTTACGTGCAGGTCATAAACCTAACAACCCTATAGAACAAGATATACAAAAAGCAATTAATCATTTACACTTTGAGTTAGACAGATTACATAATGAGTCCAAAAGCTAAAGTATTTTTATTTTACATATTTATTATTGTAATTATTTTAATTTTTGGAATTTATTATAACTAAAAAAAATATTATGACTTTATACAGTTGCGAATGTGGTAAGGAAGAAAAAGAAGTAAGCAAAGCTACTATTGTTTTAAGAGATGGTAAATGGGTAACTAAGGAAGCTAAATGCAGTTGCGGTAAATATATGGATAGTAAACCAACTGACGGAATGCCTAACTTAAAAAGAACAGAACCTAGTTTAAGTAAACAAAGAGATAAGCTATGGGCAGGAGCAAAAGAAAAACTAATTGGCACAAGAGGAATAAACGAAGACTACTAAATGAAAAACAAAAGAATAGTTAAAGACCCAAAAGAATTAGAAAAGAAAGTTATTGAATACTTTTATAGTAACCCTGAAGCAAATACATCTAAAGAAATGGAAGAAGTCTTTAACGTATCACACAGAAGAATAAGAAACATAATGACTAAGCACTTAAAAGATAAACTAGAAAACAGTTTCGCTAGAAGAATGGCTAGCTACTAATAAATAAATTAACAAAAATTCTATTATATACTATGAAACAACAAGTTAAGATAAGTAAAGTAAAGGGAAACCCTAACAACCCTAGAATAATTAAAAACGATAAGTTTAAAAAGCTAGTAAAGTCAATACAAGAATTTCCTGAAATGTTAAAGCTAAGACCTATTGTAGTTGATGAAGAAATGATTGTCTTAGGTGGCAATATGAGATTGAAGGCAAGTAAAGATGCAGGGCTAAAAGAAGTATGGATTGAAGTAGCAGAAGGACTTACTGAAGAACAAAAGAAAGAATTTATAGTTAAAGACAATGTAGGCTTTGGAGAATGGGAATGGGATATGTTAGCTAATGAATGGGATAGCGTACAACTTGCTGAATGGGGTTTAGATGTATGGCAGAATGAAGATGATATTGAAACAAGTGATGAGTTTACTTTACCTGATGGAGAAAAAAGCAACTTAGAGCAAATAACATACACACTAAGTAGTGAGCAAAGCAATATAATAAAAGAAGCTGTACAAGAAATAAAATACACAGAGGATTATAAGTATGTAGAAACTTACGGAAATGAAAATAGTAATGGTAACGCTTTATATTTACTAATAACAGAATGGAGAAAAACAAACAGTTAAAAGACATAAAAGTAAAGATAATAGATAGTAAAACTGCAAAAAGATATACTATTGAAAATCATTATATGAAAACTTTCCCAATTCC